CAATGCGCCATTCTCGGACTCGGTGACAGCATCAGATAGCGATGTGGGGTTCATTACGTTCCCTGCCACGATCTCTGAATCCGCGACCGGGACGGACACGGACGTTGGCTTTATCACGTTCCCGGCAACGATCAACGAAACATCAACTGCCTCTGAAACGATGGCAGCTCAGGCGGTGTTTGGAGCGTCAGTCACAGAGTCGGTCTTGGCGTTGGATGCCACAGCGGTTGCGCCGAGTATCTTCAATGTGGTGGTGCCAGAATCTGCCGTAGCTCAAGAAACCGTTAGCTCGCTGGCGATCTTCCCGACCTCGCTTTCAGAGACTGCCACGATCCTCGACTTGACAAATGGCGCATTTTTGTGGACCATGGTAGACGACAGTCAAGGTGCGATTTGGGCCAACGTCAACAACTCTCAGGGTGCTGGCTGGACCGATGTGAACAACTCTCAGGGGTCACCGTGGACCCCGGTACTCCCGTAAGGTGACATATGGCAAGCACTTGGTCAGACAATCTAAAGATTGAGCTTCTTGGGACAGGTGACACCAACTGGGGCACCCTGACCAACAACAACTTCAAGTGGGCACTTGAAGAGTCCATCACGGGGTACGGCACTGCCACCTTCCCCTCCGATGCTGACTATGACTGGGGTGCTGGATTCACCAACTCCAACTCCTCTCAGGCTCAACGTAATTTGGTGGTCCGGGTCACCGGCACCATCAGCACGACCCGGAATCTGATTGTTCCGCTTAATTCGGCTGGCACTGCCCCTATCGAAAAACAGTACATCTTTTGGAACGACACGACCGGTGGTCAAGCGATTGTCGTTAAGACTCCTTCTGGAACCGGTGTAACCATCCCCAACGGCGTCCGGATGCATGTCTTTGTGGATGGCACCAATGTTGTCCAGATGTCGAACTACGATGTTTCTCGGACGATTGGTACCCTGAGCCTGACCAACGCTCTTAGTGCTGCAAACGGTGGAACAGGTGTGACAGCACTTGGCACTGGTGTAGCCACTGCTCTTGGTCAGAATGTGACTGGATCAGGCGGTATTGTTCTTGCAACTTCTCCGACGCTTATCACTCCTAATCTAGGAACCCCCTCTGCTGCAACCCTTAGTAATGCAACTGGATTGCCGATTGATGGCGGAACCACGGGCACTTTGCCGGTTAATCGTGGTGGAACCGGGACAACAACTTCCACCGGTTCTGGTTCAGTTGTTTTAGCGGTCAATCCAACAGTTGACCGTGCAACATTTACTGGCAATGCTCAAACAACTCCTGTTGCCGTGTCGTTTAGTGCTACAGCAATGACTGTTGATTGCACAGAATCAAATGTGTTTACCACGACCTTCACAGCTAATGTGACCGTGGCCCCAACGATTAGCAACCCACAAGACGGCCAAACCATTAATTGGTTTATTACACAAGATGGCACCGGTGGGAGAACCATGACTTGGCCTAGCAGTTTTAAGTGGCCGCTTGGAACAAATACCGCATTAAGCACAACAACCAATGCAGTAGATTTGATGGTTGCAACCTACAGGTCCGCAACTGGGTTTTGGTACGCAACATTACTCAAGGCATTTTCATGAGCTTCGCAGCGCGGGCAACTGCCTTAAAATCCACTGGCTGGGCAATATCTTATGCCTACAATACAGGTTCATTTTCTGTGGCTTCTCAGACAACCAATCCGAAGGGCATTTTTCTAAAGCCGGACGGGACTAAGTTGTATGTCTGTGACACCGCCTCTATAAGCTATGTGTATGAGTATAATTTAAGTGTACCAGGGGACATTACAAGTTGTACTTTTGTACAAAGTGGATTAATTACTGATCCTGTACAGTCCATTTTTTTCAAACCAGATGGCACATCGCTTTATGTAGTGGTCAGCGGCAGCTACCTTTATCGATATACACTATCTGTTGCGTGGGACATTACAACTATAACATATAATAGTTCATTTTCTATTACACAAGATACTCTTCCTGGGCAGCTTTACATCAGCTCAAGTGGAACAATGTTATTTATAGTGGGCGATCAAAATGACAAAATTTATAAATACACACTTGGAACAGCTTGGGATACTTCATCGGCTTCATTTGATTCAGATGTTTCTATTGCGGGTGTTACAACAAACCCTAGGGGCATGTTCATATCAACGGATGGAAAACAAGTTTTTTTAGTTCAAGCCGCTGGGTTTACTGGTACGCCCCCTGCAAGGATTAGGCAGCTTACAATGAGCACCGCATGGGATTTAGGATCGCTAACCGTATCTACAAACACTCCAGTTTTAAACTTTAGTACATATGATACCTCGCCAAGTAACCTGTATGTTACTGATCTTGGAAGCAACATGTATGTAAATGGGACACAGAACGATAAAGTATTTCAGTTCAGTATCTAAGGCACTGTGCGGCATTAGAGGATAAACGTCCATGAACTTTGACGAAGCTTTTCATCATTTCCCTGAAGTTGCGTAAACAATCATGCCACTCAAAAAACTTACCTTCAAACCCGGTGTAAGCCGCGAGAACACTCGCTATACCACTGAAGGTGGGTGGTATGCTTGTGACAAGATCCGCTTCCGATACGGCACTCCGGAAAAAATTGGTGGATGGAACCGGATCTCCGCTACTACTTTTTTCGGGGTATGCCGTTCCCTCTGGTCCTGGGCCAACCTTGCTGGTTACATCTATACCGGGGTAGGAACACATCTTAAGTTTTACGTTGAGGATGGCGGTGTCTACAATGACATCACTCCGATCCGTGCGTCTTCAACGATTAATAACAATCCGTTTGCTCTTATAGCTTCTCCGGTTGTAACCGTCACCGATACTGCTCATGGGTGCAACACGGGGGACTTCGTGACGTTCAGCGGTGCTGTTGATATTGGTGGCGCAGGAACGAACGTGACGGCGGCTGTGCTGAATCAAGAATTTCAAGTCACAGTTATAGACGCTAATACTTACACCATTACAATTTCTGTCACGCCAAACGCCACCGCCATTGCTGGATCTCCGGGAGGTGGTGCAGCGGTCGTTGCTTCTTACCAGCTGAACATCGGTAGTGATGTGCAGGTGGTTGTAATTGGCTGGGGTGTCGGCGGGTGGGGTCTTGGTGGATGGGGTGGCGGTAGCGTCACAACTCAGATCCGGCTGTGGAGCCAGTCCAACTTTGGTGAGGATCTGATCTTTGGCCCCCGTGGTGGGGGTATATATCTTTGGGACAGTTCTGCTGGTACGGGTGTAAGAGGTGTAGATCTTGCCACTCAAGTGGGTGCGTCAGACGTTCCAACGATTCAGAACTACCTTCTTGTTTCTGATATCTACCGGTTTGTATTTGCGTTTGGCTGCAACGACTACGGTACTTCAAGTCAGGATCAGATGCTGATCCGTTGGTCAGATCAAGAAGATGCTTTGAACTGGACCCCATCTGCTACGAATCAGGCAGGGAGCCTTCGCTTATCTCGTGGTTCCGCTATCGTCACAGCAATCCAAGCGCGTCAAGAAGTCCTAGTGTGGACTGACGCAGCGCTTTACGGTCTGCAGTATCTTGGCGGTACTGAGGGCTGGGGTGCCCAGCTTGTCGGTGAGAACATCTCTATCGCCAGTCAGAACGCGGTCGCCTATGCTAACGGGCTTTCGTTCTGGATGGGGGTCGATAAGTTCTATATGTACAGCGGCCAGACTCAAGTTCTACCCTGTGACCTTCGTCAGTTCATCTTCAGTGACATCAACTACGATCAGTTCCAGCAGGTTTGTGCGGGTACGAATGAAGGGTTCAATGAGATCTGGTGGTTCTACCCCAGTGCCAACTCGCTCGTAAACGATCGCTATGTGATCTACAACTACCTTGAAAAGATCTGGTACTACGGAGAGCTGGGGCGTACTGCATGGCTTGATTCTGGCCTGCTGATCTACCCGTTGGCAGCGACCTACAGCAACAATCTGGTTTTTCATGAGTTCGGTGTGGACGACAACCAAACCGCCGTCCCAACTTCAATCAATGCTTACATCCAGTCTGCTGAAGTCGACATCGATGATGGTGATAAATTCATGTTTATCCGTCGTGTTGTGCCGGATATCACCTTCCGTGGGTCGACTGCTGGATCCCCAGCTGGCACATTGACGCTTCTCCCACTCAAGAACTCAGGCTCTGGCTACAATGTTCCGCAATCTGTTGCAGGGTCAAGTAACGCATCGATCATCCGTACCGCAACGGTTCCCATTGAAGAGTTCACCGGACAGGTGTACATTAGAGTGCGGGCTCGTCAGATTGCTATGAAATTTGAGTCTTCGGCGCTTGGTGTGCAATGGCAGCTCGGCTCGATGCGTCTTGATATGCAGCCTGATGGCAAGGCTTCTGGCTCTGGAGTGTCGGGTGGATGAACGACATCACTTACAATTTCCGAGCTCCCGCTCTTCCCTATGCCCCAACGGACTATAACAAGCAGTATGTTGACCAGCTCAACAACGTCCTGCGGATCTACTTCAATCAGATTGACAACATTCTGAGGGAACTCGTGGCTGCTCAAGGACCATATGGCATCTACCCATCTGGCACGGCTGCGGATGCTTTTGGACGGCTGCGAGCAAGCGAGCCGTTTACACTGTTTGATTCCCAAAACAGATATGCAGCCGACAATCAGTTTGACGTAGCGACAACGGGAACCGGCACGACTTCCTTTCTTTCCAATGAAGCAGCGGTAAAGATGGAGGTTACAAGCGGCGGGACTGGATCGGTTACCCGTCAGTCCTTCCGTTCGTTCCCATATCAGCCGGGTAAAGGGCTGCTGGTCCTTGCTACGTTTGTGATGGACGCAAGCACCAGCAGCAATTTGACGCAGCAAGTTGGCTACTTCAATGATCAGAACGGCGTGTTTTTCCAGCGCAATGGCACGACAAACTCATTTGTTCTTCGCTCGTATGTCACGGGTTCAATCAGTAATGCTCGCACCGTCACTCAAGCAAACTGGAATGGTGACAAGTTAGATGGAACAGGCGCTAGTGGTTTAACTCTTGATACAAGCAAAGCACAAATCCTGTGGATGGACTTTGAGTGGCTGGGTGTTGGTTCGGTGCGCTGTGGATTCATCATCAACGGCGAATATATTGTCTGCCATACTTTTGAAAACGCTAACCTCATTGCTAATGTTTACATGACCACGGCAATCTTGCCGATGCGTTATCGGATCAGCAGTGACACTGCGGCTGTCGCAGCATCCATGAAATCCATTTGCTGCACCGTCATCTCTGAAGGCGGTTTTGAACAGACATCGATTGACCATGTGGCGCGTCGCACCACAGTTTTGGGGTCAATTGGGACAACCTTTTTGCCTTTGGTGTCCATTCGATTAGCGTCTGGACGAACTGGGGCGGTAGTCATACCAAACCGGGTTCAGGTCTTGCCAACGACCAGCCAAAACTATGAAGTTGCTCTGATTAAGAATCCGACACTAACTGGGGCAACTTGGGCCTCTACGGTTCCTTCTGATTCCAACGTAGAGTTTGATGTCGCCGCCACGGCAACGACAGGTGGCACGATTGTACAAACAGACTATGTCACCTCAACTGGCAGCGGTGGCACAAGTGGTACTAGCTTTGCTGCAGCGTACAACTTTGATTTACAACTTGGTGCGTCAATTGGTGGAACGAGCGACATTTATACGGTTGCAATTCGCACGGTCTCTGGTGCTACGACTGGCGATGCTGTCGGGTCATTGTCGTTCTACGATTTGACGCAGTAAACACAAGGTATGACATGAAACCGCTTGGAATTGAACATTTTTTTGCAGCAGGGTTGTATGCAAAAGAAATGCGCATACCAGCAAAGCATTTTGTCAAAAAACATGTGCATGGGTACACTCATTTGAGTGTTCTGGCACTTGGAACAGTGATCTTGAAGATGAATGGAGAGGCCAAGCTTTTGAATGCTCCCGCTTGCATTACGATCCCTGCGGGTGTGGAGCATGTAATTGATGCAATCACGGATGCGGTGTGGTATTGCATTCATGCCACTGAAGAAACTGATCCGGAAAAGGTGGATCAGGCCTTGATTAAGGAGCTTGCATAATGCCTCCAGCAGAATATGGTGTTAGTGGTGCCGATCCGATTCCGTTTGATCCGGGCGAATACATCCCTCGGTTTTCCCGGGACAAGCTCGATCCTATTGGTCAAAAGCTCTATGACCAGCTCAAAGATCAGCGTGACCGTATAGAAAAAGCACAAGGGGCTGACAAAGCGCGTCAGCTCTATTCCGATCTTCCCGGTCGTCCCGAAGAGACTTTGGCTTTAATGGCCGAAGAGCTTCGTTCGACTGGGATGACGGACATCTACAAGATTAAGCAAGACAAGCAACGGATTCCAATTCAAGCGCAATCATGGTCTGGTGAAGGCGCTGAAGGTGGGTACGAGTCTGGCACTAATTACTTCATGCCAGACGGATCTCCGGTGCCTTCCAATCTTCGGGTTCAGCAAGATCCGCAAGGCAACTACTACGCTGAGAAAACCTCATACATCAACACAGAAACCGGCCAGCCGTTAGCCACTAACGCAGGGCTTTCACCGTTTTCTGGTCGTCAAGACATTTTGTCGGACTACAGCGTTCGCAGACGCAGGGATGTTGGAACGGGGGTTCGCTTCACTGATGAAGGTATCCCAATTTACTTTGCAGAAGGCGCAGCCACGCCTTCAAGCTGGAAAAGTTTTACCAATCAGCTTAGGGAAGCTGCTGCTAGTCCGGTTGGCAAGATTGCAATGGCAGCGTTGCTGGGCCCTTATGGCGCTGGACTATCTACTACAACGGCAGCAGCATTGGCAGGCGGCATATCAGGTCTATCTGCCGAAGGCGATATTGGGGACGCGCTTAAAGGAGCAGCACTAGGCTATGTAGGAGCAGAAGCGTTCGGAGCGTTGATGGGTAACCCCGCTCTTGACGCCGGGATGGGCACCTATGATGTGTCCGGCTTCAGCCCTCCGACGGGTCTTGACGCTGGAATGGGTGCGTATGACGTATCAAGCTTCACGCCCTATGCTCCGGGCGAAGCCGGTATCCAGCAGATTCTCCAAGGTGCAGGTGTTAATATCGGGCCGGAGTTACCTCCCATCGAAGTAACACCGCTTTCAGGAGAAGTCCCCACCGATATCGATACTGATGAGATTCTTGAAATGGCACTGGCTGGAGAGGTCCCCGCTACCGAAACGCTTCCGGAGTTCAGCCCTGAAGATATGGTGCCGCCTTCGGCGTTGCCACGACCGGAAGCGCCAAGTGCTTTGGACGCAGGGATGGGTGTTTATCCTGAACCGGCACCAATCGGTAACCCCTATATGGCGCATGAGCTGGCTGGAGCTCCTCCGTCTGGCGCTCCTCCTATGACCCCAGCGCAAGTAGCCGCTGCAGCTGCTGCAGGTGGTGCGGGTGATCCGTATATCGCGTCTGAACTCGCTGGGTCCGCTCCGGATACATGGGATCCCAATTTTATGAAGGGCCTAGCTGCTCTTGCCGCGACACCTCTAGGTAAAGCGGCGCTTACGGTGGGTGGGTCTGCATTACTGAACAAGTTGCTGGCTCCAGATACTTCTGGGAAAGCGGGCACTGGCCCCCAAGGTTGGTCCGGTACGATCCCCAAATACGAAGCAGTGCGTGAGCGGGTGCCGTTTACTGATACGTTGAGGCGTCCGGGTGAGTATGGGCGTCGATATTTTTCTGATACGGCTTACGTTCCGATGCAGGCCGGTGAAGGCTCAGTGGAGTCAAACATCGCCAATATCGCTGCCGCCAAAGAGCTCGCCCGCCAACAAGCTTCAGGTCTTGCAAGTATCCCAACGCGTCCCACGGTAGCTAAACCTGTACAAAAGTACATGGACACTGCGCCTTCGCTACCTTCCCCTGCCGCGCCTGCTGTGGGCTTGCCTTCTCTTCCGACCTACGAGAATGAGCCTCGTTTGAAGTTTGCAGATGGAGGTATGGCGCAAGGTAGGTATCTCAATGGCGTGACGGATGGCATGGAAGACAAGGTTCCGGCGCATATCGATGGCAAGCAGCCTGCGCGGCTTTCGCACGGTGAGTTCGTGATCCCAGCCGATGTCGTGAGCCATCTCGGTAACGGGAACTCGCAGGCAGGTGCCAAGCGTCTTTATGACATGATGGATCGGATTCGACAGGCTCGGACTGGCACGACGAAGCAAGGCAAACAAATTCAACCTGAC